CATAAGAAAAAATATCATAAAGAAAATAAAGAAGCAACTCTGTGTACTGGTGCTAAAACTAGAAGTAAAAGTAAAAACATTTCTTTTGATATTGACAAAGAATATTTGAAAGAAATATGGCCTAAAGATAATAAGTGTCCTGCTCTTGGTATCGAATTTAAAAGAGGAGAGGGAATGCAGATTGATTACTCACCATCTATAGATAGAATTATTCCTGAACTAGGATATGTAAAAGGAAATGTACAAATCATATGTATGCTTGCTAATAGAATAAAGAGTAACGCTACACCAGATCAGGTCATACAAGTTGGTACATATTTTAAAAAGATAGCAGAAGGGGTTGACAATGAAGAAAAAATCTGATATAAGAACATCATCAATCAATCAGATGACAGGATGGTTAGCCAAGAACATACCTGACTTAATGCTTGAATCAGATTGGTCACATCAAGACTTTGACATAGAAGGTATAGTTAATGGTAATGGAATTAAATCTTTTTATATGGTAGAAGTCAAGGAGGGGTGGGTAGGTACATGGCCTACAGGGTGGACAGAGTTAAGGATACCCTATAAAAATAAAAAGGTTCTTGATGTCTGGCAACAGAAGTATAAGGATGAACTACTTACATTTATTATTTTTAGTAAAGACTTAAAGAAAGCATGGCATGTACCAGCAGATATTATTTTGAATGCTAAAGTAAAAGAAATACCCAGTACCAATGAGTTGTTTTTTCGTGTTGATGTTAGAGATATTTATCAAACGGATATGACATATGACAATAGCAGTAGTTGATATTGAAACAGATGATCTTAATGCTACAAAGATACATTGCATAGTAGCTAGGTCTTACTCTTCTGATAAGGAAAAGGTATGGGTTGGTGAAGAGTGTGATCAGTTTGCTGAATGGTCTGGACAAATAGATCAGTTCATTATGCATAATGGTATCAGCTTTGATGCTCCTATACTGAACAGGTTAACAGGATCTAATATCAAATTGTCTCAGGTCAGGGATACTCTTATTGAATCTCAATTATATAATCCCATCAGGGAGGGAGGACATTCTCTTGAGGTATGGGGAGAAAGACTTAATTTTCCCAAGGGAAATATGACTGAGTTTAAATACTACAGTCCAGAGATGCTGGAGTATTGCAAGAAGGATACGGAGTTAACCAGCAAGCTCGCCAAGACTATGGAAAAAGAAGGGAAGAAATTTTCCATACGCTCTTATGAAATGGAAAGAAAAGTCAGGGCTATTATAGATCAGCAACAGAAGAATGGGTTTGCATTTAATATAAGAGAAGGAATGCTTTTACTGGCTAGACTTGAAGATGAACAGCATCAGCTTGAAAAAGATGCAGAAGAAATGTTTGAGCCTGTCATCACCTACTCACCTGTTAAAAAGATACCCAAGAGTACGCCCTTTAATATTGCCAGCAGGAAGCAGATAGCTGAACGCTTAATGAAACTTGATTGGAAGCCTGAACACTACACTGAGAAAGACAATGTTATTATCTCTGAAGAAATATTATCCAAGATAGATATGAAGGAAGCTCAGATGTTCAGTAGGTATTTTCTTCTACAGAAAAGAACAGGCTTACTCAAAGCTTGGGTACAGGAATGTCAGGAGGATGAGAGGGTCAGAGGCAAGGTGCTTACACTCAAGACCGTGACAGGCAGGATGGCTCATCACTCTCCCAACATGGCACAGGTGCCAGCTTCTTATTCTCCCTATGGAAAAGAATGCAGGGAACTATGGACAGTTTCCAATCCTGATACTCATGTCTTGGTAGGGACAGATGCCAGCGGTCTGGAGCTACGTTGTCTGGCTCACTATATGAATGATCCCAAGTTTACCAAGGAGGTTCTTACAGGGGATGTACACACAGCTAACATGAAAGCTGCTGGATTAACAGACAGGGATCAGGCTAAGACTTTCATCTATGCCTTTCTCTATGGAGCAGGACCAGCCAAGATTGGTAAGGTAGTGGGAGGTAATGCCAAGACAGGACAACAACTCACAGCTAAGTTTTTATCTAACATGCCCAAGCTTAAAACATTAAGAGATAATGTTACTGAGGCTGCTGAAATAGGGCCAATCAAGGCTCTTGATGGGAGAAACTTACACATAAGATCACCTCATGCTAGTCTTAATACTCTTCTTCAAGGGGCTGGAGCAATCGTATGTAAGCAGTGGTTGGTTCACATGGATGAACATATCAGAAAGACAGGAGTGGATGTCAAACTTGTAGCTTCAATACATGATGAGTATCAGTTTGAGGTAGCCAAGAAAGATGTGGAAAGGTTTGGAAAGATAACCAAGGATGCTATGCTGGAGACAACCATGACACTGGATATGAAGTGTCCTCTTGACTGTGAATATAAGGTTGGAAACACATGGGCAGAGACACATTAAATTATTTTAAAAAAGTGCTTGACATTTTTAAAAAAGTATGTTATACTTATTCAACAATCAGAAAAGGAGAAAGCCTTCAAAGAAAAATTTAAAACCTAAGTAACTATTTCATGTCACAACAGCGTGACGATTTTAAAGGAGAATATAAATGAACGATCCTATCTATATCACAGGCAAATGTCACTATGCTTGTATCGTTGAACCTAATACTAAGTTTGATCCTGTATGGTCAATTCAGGTTGAGGTTAATGACGACAATCGTGATACTATTGAAGCAGCTAAGTTGCCCATCAATAACAAGGGTGATGATCGCGGAGATTTTGTTACGATTAAACGTAAAGTAAACAGGGCTGATGGTACTCAACGCAAAGCTCCCTTTGTTAAAGATTCACAGAATAATTTGTGGAATGGGAAGATGATTGCCAACGGCAGTGTAGTTAATGTAAAGGCGGTTCCTTATGATTGGAACTATGCAGGTAAGTCTGGTGTTTCTGCTGACTTGGCTGCTGTTCAGGTAGTAGACTTTATCGAATACACTGGAAGTCAAGTCGAAGATTTTGATGTGGTTGAAGGTGGATATGTAAACACTGAAGCTCAAGAAATTCCCTTTGCTTCTTAACCCCTAAGGAGACTTGGAGGGTGGTAGACTACGGTTGGTTTATCACTCTCCATTTTTTAATATGAAAAAAATTGATACTCTAGTTGAAGATATATATAGTTTATTTTCTCTTGATCCTATTGATATGAAGGAAGAGGAAGTAGACAAGCATATAGATACCTTTGGGGAAATGCTCAAGGTTCATATCAAACAGTTTATGTATGAACAGCCAAGAGTTAATGGACATCTAAGATTGTCAGCCATTGGAAAACCAGACAGACAACTCTGGTATGATATTAATACTCCTGTTTCTGAATCTTCTCTCAAACCCAGTACAAGAATTAAATTTCTTTATGGATACATACTGGAAGAGTTATTGCTTCTCTGTTCTTCTATTGCAGGTCACAAGGTAACAGACCAGCAGAAAGAAGTTGAGGTAGAGGGAGTAGTGGGACATCAGGATTCCTTTATTGATGACGTTCTGGTGGATTGTAAGAGTGCTTCAGGAAAAAGCTTTCATAAATTTAAAAGTAATACCTTACTGGAAGATGATCCCTTTGGTTATATAGATCAGATCTCTGCCTATGCTGAAGCAAACGGAGTTAACAAAGCGGCCTTTCTAGTAATAGATAAATCTACAGGAGAGATATGTCTTACTCCAGTTCATTCAATGGAGATGATTAATGCTGGTGAAAGAGTTAAACATCTTAAGAAGATGGTTGCCAGTTCCACTGTTCCTGACAGGTGCTACGCTCCTGTTCCTGATGGGAAGTCTGGCAATCTTAAGCTTCATTTTGGTTGTATGTATTGTGGACATAAGAGAGAGTGTTGGAAGGATGCTAATCAAGGTCAGGGTATCAGGGTATTTCAATATGCAAAAGGTAAAAGGTATTTAGTACAGGTTAATAAAGAGCCTGAAGTTCCTGAGTTTGCAGCATGGTAGAAGAAGAGACATTAAGAAATTTTCAAAAAGAGTTATGGGAATTAGCAGAAAAATATATAGACCCAGAGAATAAGGAATCTGTCTTTATGTGTGGAGGTGCCATGCTTCATGCTGCCTTACAAATATATACAGTAGCTCTAGACAATGAAACTATAACTCTACTTATACAGGAAGCTTTAAGAACTCTTCAGCCTCTCAGAGAGGATTTGGAAAAGAAAATAAAAAGAACACTACATTAATGCATTGGAAATATAACAAGAAGCCAGACTTATCACAGTTTGGTTTTGTCTATTGCATCACAAATATAAAAACTGGAAAAGCTTATATTGGTTGTAAACAATATTATAATTATAAAAAGAATAAAAAACAATCAGAGTCTAATTG